TTGATGTTACTTGAATTTGTATTTACTGCATTAATGTTTGTAGAATTATTGTTTACTGCGGTAATAGCTGAAGCTATCCCTGCAACACTTGTGATGTCACTAGAAATACCACCTACAATATTTACGTTAGCTATGTTATTTGAAACAACATCAATCTCACTTGTGCTTTCATTTAGGTCGTCAGCTACAGTTTCTATTTCTGATACTGCTTCTGCTAAATCATTAGCTACTGCAATAACTTTACTAATATCTGTAGCTACAGTATTAACTGAACCAATGTTGTTTGCTACTGTAGTTATGTTTGCTGAATTTGTATTAGCTGTTCCAATAGCTGTAATGTTACTATTAACAGTATTAATAGCAGTCATGTTACTATTAACAGTGTTAAGCGTAGCTTTGTCTGTTGCAGATAACCAAGTATTTTCTAAGTAATTTTTAGTTGCCGCATGTTGTGCCGCAGTAGGGTCTGCTACATTTGTAAGTCTTTTATTCTGTGCGTCCCATTGAAAATCTGTATTTGATACTTTGATAACATCACCTGCATCATCAATAGCTTCTTGTGACATAAAGAACGCTTGGTCACTATCTGTATCTAAATCGTTCTCTGTAAGAACTGACCCAGAAGCATAGTCTACTAATTTAGTAGTCTGTGATGTTCTTCTTCTAATCTCAATAGCGGCATCTTGTGCAGGAGCAGAGTTAAAAGTTAGGGTAGTTCCTGCGGCATTTAACGTAAAAGCCGTAGTAGCTGACCCTGAAATAGTAACTGTAAGGTCTCCTGTAGCTCTATAGCTAAAAGGTATAGAGTATGCTGTTGTACTGTTATCACCTGTATAACGTACAAAACTATTTGCCATGTATGATTTTCCTTAATTTTTGATTGGGTTTTACTAAAAGTGTAAGTTTAGTTGTTTGCTAGGGTTTCTAGCGTCTTATAATGCTCGTTGTATTTTTTAGCTTTATTTTGAAATAGAGCTTTTCTTCGTTCAGCAAACTCAGAAAACTCTTTCATCATTTGTCTTTTTGCAAATCTGTCAATCTTATGGACAAAATCTATAATAACTTGAGCTTGTTCGTCTTTACCATTAATAGTACCTGATGGGTGACGATAGATAGGACTATTAGGGTCTAATATCATTTTCTCTACATACTGAGCTAAAGTAAATTTTTTACCTGTAAATGAAGATTTATTGACAACAATAACACCATTAGCATCTACTGCTGTATCATTTTTAATTTCAAGCATTCTATCGTAAGCTGTTTGGTTTTTATCATTTCTTAAATCTTTTAAATTTATAGATGTATTATCTCCTTTAACTCTAATACTTATTTGTGGGTGATTATATTTAAAATCTCTTTCTCTAATAAATTGTGCTGTTTTTGTATTTTTAAAATTAGTCATAGCAAATGGTGAAGACCATAAACCACTTTCACCACCTAATCCAAACAACCAACCATTCTTTCTATTTATCTTTTCACCAAACATGTTACGTTTAGGCATTACTGCTGTTTTACTATCAAATGGATTTAGTGTTAATAATCTGTCTGATAATGTGTATAGTTCTCTTTCCCATTCATCATTAACTCTATCTACATATCTTAAACCACCTGACAATGGAAATGCCTTATAAGCAAATTGAGATAAAACTTGTGTACCAAATCTTTCTGGTTTTCTTGCAAACATAATGTCATCTGAAGTCATCATGTGTATTACTTCTAAAAGATTTTTTGTGTAAAATTTAGATGTAATGTTTCTTGTAAGTGTAGCTACTACACCCATGATAAGTTCTGTAGTATCTTTTTCTACTACTGGGTCTAAATCATCTGTAGTTTCTAAATGCTTGTTTAATAATGAAATAACATCTGCCGCAATAAAGAATGGCATCATTATAGGGTCTAATCTATTTAATGAAATATATCTACCATCATCTGTTTTGTATGAGTATGGTTGTTCACCAGTGTTAGCTTCTTTGTCTTTTTGTTTTTTATAATTAATATCTCCACCGCCTGTAATTTTACCAGACATAGCTAAGTAAACAGCACTGCCCCACAAAGCCCAACCCATTTGTATTCTAGCTTTTGCTTCTGCCGCCGCTTCTGGGTTAATGTAATCTTTTTTTCTAAATGGATTTAATCCTCTACCAATTTCACTTCTAAACTTACCACTACCTAATTTTTTTTCTGCTAACATGTGAGCCATTTGAAATTGAAATCTACCTAAGAAAGGTAAATGTTGTGCTGACCATCTTAATAAGTTTGATGGTGTATTAACAAAGTGTAAACCTAATAATCTTAATGACTTATGTTTTGTAGCAATTCTTAAAAGACTACCAGTAAGTTTATCATCAAGTGCTTTTGTGTTTGGATTTATTTGACCAACGTGTTGTGTATATGAACCTTCTTGTGCGTAGTATAAAGGTGAGTTTAATCTAGCATCTACAGACTTATCTATTTCAATAGCAGAACCATTATCTTTAATATATTGTGCTTCTATTTCTCTAGCTTTTGCTTTGTATTTTTCTCTAAATGGTATTGAGTAACCTGCTTTAAAATCATTTTTCATTGGCATTAAGTCAGGAGTTTCTTCTAATATTTTAGAATTTACTAGAGATGTCATTCTAGCTTTAAACATCATAGATTTAAGAAATTCATCACCTGCTGATAACACTCTCATAGGAGCTGATACAACTCTACCTGCACCTTTAAATACGCCTGTAACCGCTTTACCTAATCTTGTACCATCTAATCCTACTAAGTCTGTAACAGTTTCACCCCACGCATCAAACAAGTCTTGAAGTTGTCCTTGTCTCATAGTGCTATCATGTTTCATTTGTCTACTATCAAGTATAGCTCTACCTTCGTAAAATGATTTACTAGCTCTTTTTAAAGCATGACCTATGTAAGCATATTGGTAAATATAAGTTTGTAGAGCTTCTCTCATAATTACTCTTGCTCTATCAAAATCTCTATAAGACATGTTTAGTCCTCTTAAAAACATAGTAGCAGGTTTCCACTGTGTTTGTACAAGACCTGACACAATGTTAAGTATGTGTGTATCTGGTGATGATAGAAGGTTATTGTTAACAAACTCTGTAGCTATGTCCCATCTATCAACTTCTTTTGCATTTTGTAATGCTCTAATAATTTGGTCTCTATCAGCTAACTTACCAACAGCTCTATAAAATTCTAATCGTTGTTCTGGTGTACCTCTTTTAAGTGCCGCCATTTTAGGGTCTTCAGGGTTAGTAATAAGTTCAGAGGCTCTTGTAGCGTCAGCATCTACATTACCTGCTTGTAAAGCTCTTGCAATGTTTTCACCTGATTTTTTCTTACGAACAATAGTTTTATCTAATCTTTGTTCGACTGCTTCAATCTTGTTTAGTATTTGTCCTATTTCATCTGGTGCTAAATCTTCTGTTCTTTGACTTAATTGAGTAGACAACGCACCTATCATATCAAAATCACTTCTTATGTCATCAGCTTGTGCAATAATTGTTACATAGGCTTTGACAAACGCTTCACTGTTAGCCATATCATCTGCCATTGCTTCAAATTTATTTCTATCTTGTCCATACATAGTAACAACTTCATTAACCATTTGTTCTCTAGTTATTACTTTTTTTTTAATTTTTTCTTTTACTTCTTCTGTTTTGTTTTTTACAAACGCTTCGTATTTACCACGTTGCTTTGTTAAATTTATAGGAAGTTCATTTTTTCCTGCAGGTTTATCTTCAGGAGTTATTTTATCAGTTTCTAATTTATTGATATATTCTTTTGTAGTTTTTGTGGGAGGTTTATTTCTGAGTGTTTTTGTAGTTTCATTAGGCATTAACTCGTCAAATAATCTTGCACCTGATATATTACTTTGACCTTTTGCTTCTATTTCTAATAATCTTTTAACACCTTTTTTTGTAAGAGAATTAGTTGTCATTTTAAATGCACCTGCTGAAAATGCAGAACCAAAAGCTGTACCAAAACCAAAACCTGCGGCTGAAGCAATAGCACTTCTACCAAAGTCATACTTGTCTTGTATACCTGCTTCTATGTTTGTAGTTTGTAACAATGCGTCTTGTCCACCTGCAATAACAGTGTTGACTGCACCTTCATACAATCCACCTTTTACTATAGCTTTACCTAGTGCTTGTTTTTGTGTTTGTTTAGCTACTTCTTTTAAAGCTCTTTCATTTAATTCACCTGCTACTTTATCTTTTAAAGCAACTCTAAGTGCTTGTTTATAACCTTGTTTTGCAACCTGACCACCGACACCAAAACCTACTAGGTTTACTGGGTCAGCTATCATAGCTCCACCATTGTCAACTAACCATGAACCAAAACTTCTATTAGGGTCATTCCAAAATGAAGGCAAGTTTTCGTATGTCTGTGCTATGTATGCAAATTCTTTCAATCTTTGTTCATTGTCCTCACCCATGACGTTAGACAAATCCATACCCATAGATACAGTATTGTTATTTCTCCAAGACCTGTCTTCATAGAAATAATCTAACAAATCTGCATGAGACATCTTGTTAAACTTTTTGTCATTCTCTCTGTAAGAATAATAACTTTTTAATGTATTATAAAATTCTTCTGTTTGTATTTGTTCTAAAGCGTCATTTTCATTTGTAGCTATTTCAGGTACTTTATAAACACTACTTGTAGTAGTTTGTTCTTCTGTTGTTGTGGGGGTGTC